ATGGCAAAACCAAAGCACGTTCCACCAGATGGATGGGACCGGTTTTCCATCACAGCCGAAATTCACCGCCAGGGGATGACTTTCGGCGAGTTGGCAAAAGGTGCGGGCATTCAGCTCAAAACCTTTTCCCAAGTATGGACAAGAACCAACCGCAAGGCCGAGAGCGCAATTGCGGATTTCCTTGAAATGAAACCCGACGATCTCTGGCCTGACCGGTATCCGAAACGGACCGCCCGAATCCTTTCTAGCAAACATGACGACTATGGCGCTAGCCAGAAAGGCGAGGCGACTCCGGACAGGGAAGCGGCGTAATGGCACGCACCGGTCAGACATCACCGTCCGCCCCGACGCGCGTTTCGGATCAGGTTCTCACCAAGGTTTCCAAGTCCGGTGTCCGTTATTTCTACACGGGCCGAGAGCATCAGGTCGACGTCACCAGCGGTGACTACGTCCTTGTCGCCGGAACGTCGCTGTTTCCGGGTGACGCTCACCGCTTTTCCAGCAGTAGCACTGCCATCGTCTATCGGGACCGGCTGAACCGGTACGGGATCGGCGGTGCGCCTTGGAAAATCGGGTTTCAACACCATTACGACAAACCGAAAAGGAAACGTGCATGAGCATCATTCTTGCTCTTGCTGCGTATGCTATCTCCTCGCTGATCGCTGCGTTGCTCTTCTGGGCCACAAAGCCCAGATCGACACAGCCACCCCGGCATTTCTAGGCCTTCTGTTTCCCTCAGGTCCAACCGATCTGGGGGCTACGCGTCACCTGCGACAGTGGTGAGACGCGGCGCTGCCGTTTTTAAGCCGACGCCTTCTTAGGCGTTCTCCCCACTAACTTGCCGGGCGGCCATTGGGTCGTACCAAGCGCCGCCCGGTCTTTTTTGAAACAAGCATTAGAGGCTTCATGAGCGCGTATCAGTCCATCAAACTGTCGCTGATTGATGTCCCTGCGGATCGCCTGCGGGATGTGGATCAGGACTGGGCCGAATGTCTCGCCGGTATGTTTATCGAGACCGGACAAAAAACCCCGATCGACGTTGTCGCATCGGACAAGAGGTTTACCCTGGTTGCCGGGGCGCATCGCCTGTCGGCGGCCAAGATCGCCAAGTGGAAAATGATCGAGGCCCGTCTGCTCGAGCCACAAGGGGTAGGCGCTGTAGATGATCTGCGGCTTCACGAGATCCTTGAAAACCTTGGCCGCAAGGATTTCAACCCGCTGGAACGGTGCGAAGCGCTGTTCGAAATGAAGCGGATCTATGAAGCACTGCACCCTGAAGCCAAGCATGGCGGCAAGCGTGGGAACCAGCATATTGGCGGCCAAAAGAGGCAAGTCGCAATCTTTGCGTTTTGCCAAAACGCAAGCGATGCAACAGGCCTTTCACGCCGCTCCGTAGAATTGGCGGTGCAGATTTTCGAGGGCCTCACGCGAGAGACACGCGAGCGCCTGAAAGGCACCGCACTCGCCGAAAAACAGTCCGATCTGAAGGCGCTCTCCTGTCTAGAACCGCAGATGCAGGCAGACGTCCTGGATCAGGTGCTCGCGGAAAACCCTTCTGCCGGCTCGATCGCCGACGCGGTGTTCGTCATCAATGGCCGGAAGAAGCTCAGCGACAGTGAAAAACGGTTCAAAACCGTTAGCGAGTATCTGCCCAGGTTGACGCCGGCGATCCGGAAGAACGTCTTCCGTCAGCACAAGAAAGAGATCGTCGCGCTCGTCAAACAAGAGGGCTGGCTCGATGAGTAGGACACCCCGCGATCCCTATACCGCCGACATGTTCCGCGACTGGAAGCCACCGCGCGTTTCGGTTGGCTTCGAGCCGGGCGAAATCTCGGGCAACCGGCTTGGATCGCGGATCAGCCGTGCGATCGCCAAGGCGATGAAAGAGTGCGGCAAAGACCGAACCACGATTGCCGGGCTAATGAGCGAGCAGCTCGATACCAAAATCACGGTTGCCGCGCTCGAAGGTTATGCCAGCGAAGCGAAGGCCGGCAACAACATCACGGTCGAGCGTTTCATCGCGCTTGTCCATGCGACCGGCAAGACAGAACTGCTCGGCTTTGTGGCCGATGAGTTTGAGCTCGCGGTGATCCCGAAGCGCTACGAGAACGTCATCGAATTGGCTCTGATCGAGGATCACGAGCGCATGGTGGCGACCCGCAAGAAAACCCTTCAAATGCAGCTCCGGGGGTCAAAATGAAGCTCTGGCTGACCGCTCAGGAGATCGCCGATCTTGCCCTGGATGGCTTTCCATCATCAAAGCGCGGTGTTCAAAAACTTGCCGAGCGCGAGGATTGGGCGGTGAGCCAGTTTTGCCGCAAACGGGCGGGCCGGGAAGGGGGCGGGGGCGCCGAATACCATATCGATCTGCTTCCGCTGCCGCAGAGGCTTCAATATGCGGGTTCGTTCGTGCAGGTCGAGCGCGAAGACTACCGGACTGAAACCAGCAATGAGCTGACCCGGCGCGAATGCAGCGTGCGCGATGCCAAGCTGGTCGTGCTGAAAGTAGCCGAGCGCTTCCGCAAGACTTGCGGCATGGGCGCCACCGCATCGGATCACCTGTTTGCGCAGCTCTTTGATGACAGCAAGGTGCCGGTGCCTGAATGGGTGCTAGAGAACGTCAAGCGGCTTTCTGCCCGCACCCTTGTGCGCTGGCGGGCTCAGGCAAAAGAAAACATCAACCTGCTTGCGGCGGACCCGTCCAAGGCCCGGAAAGGGACAGGCGTCCTGGACCGGGCCGAAGGCGGCGAAGTGAAGGTCTATTGCCTCGCCCTTTACGCCGAGAACCAGTTCACCTCTGCAGAGCATATCCGCAATGCCGTCATTCACCGGTTTGGACCATCGGTCGCCGCAGGCGGCAAACAGGTACCGGTCCCGCCTATAAGGACCTTTCAAAACGCCCTTAAAGGCTGGAAGGAAGCGCACAAGAACGAGCTTCTGAAGATCACCGACCCGGATGCCTACCGGTCTCATATCCGGTTCTCTGCGACAGGTGCCAATCGCGTCTCCCGGCTCAATGAGAAGTGGGAAGTCGATGCCTCACCGGTCGATGTCATGACCACGGACGGGCGCAAGAACCTCTATATGGCGATCGACCTTTATTCGCGCCGGATCGTGCTGCTGATCACTGACACACCGCGCGCTGCTGCAGTCGGCATGCTGATCCGCAAGTGCCTACTGGAATGGGGCGTCCCGGAGCTGATCAAGACCGATAACGGCTCCGACTTCGCAGCCCGTGCCACCGTCCAATTGCTGGATAGTCTCGGGATCGAACAGGAGTTCTCAGCGCCCTACAGTCCGCAGCAGAAGGGGACCGTGGAACGGGTCATTGGGACCTTCCAGCGCAATTGCGCCGCAACGTTGCCCGGCTTCATCGGGCACTCGGTTGCAGACCGGAAGGTGATCGAAGCGCGAAAGAGTTTCGCTAGCCGTCTCGGGACGGATGATGCCAAACGGTTTCAGGTCGATCTGACGACGGTCGAGCTGCAGGCCGAGGCGGACCGTTGGTGCCGCGAGCAATATGCGCACACGCCGCATGAAGGTTTGAAGCGGAAGACACCTTTTGAAGTCGCCAACGCGTGGAGAGGTGAGGTGAGGGCGATCAATGACCTGGGATCCCTGGACGTGTTGTTGGCACCTGTTGCGGGCAAGGACGGTTTCAGAAAGGTCACCAAACAGGGCGTCAAGGTCGACGGGGAACACTACCTGCCGATTTGTGCCGTCATGCCTGACACGCAGGTGTTTTGCCGCCACGATCCGTCCGACCTCGGACGCCTCTGGCTGTTTGAGCCGGATGGTGAAACCTATCTTGGCGAAGCCGTCTGTCCGGATCTTGCCGGGCTCGATCCAGCCGAGACGATCGCCAAGGTCCGCGCCATGCAGAAGTCGGTCGAAGAGGCGAACCTTGTCGAGATCCGGAAGGCAAAACGCAAGATCACACCGCGCACAGTCATGGAAGCACAACGCGCCGCCTACCAGGGCAACGCCGATGTTCTGAGCTTCCCGCAGAAGCGCCAAGAGCATCAGACCACTAAGACGCTCTCTGCCGGTGAAGTCCGCAAGAAACGTGCACCGCGTGCGCTCAGCGATCGTGAAGCGGCGATGCACGAACGCCTGAAGGCCGAGGCTCCGAAGCCAGCCGCGAATGTCCAGAAGCTTCCAACCATGGAAACGCCTGAAAGCCGTTTTCAGCGTGCCCTGCAAATCGAACAGCGGATTTCCGATGGAACGCCGCTTTCCGATGACGATGCCATCTGGCTCACCGGCTATCAGGCCGGTCCCGAATATCGCGCTCACAAACTGATTTGGGAAGACAAGGAAGAGCGCCGAAACCGCGTACCGCCCGCGTCCTAATGGGCAAGAAAATGGCCCTGAAGGCGGCAACCTTCAGAGCCGGAAAAATGCAACGAACGGAGAAGAACATGACGGACAGACACCCATCTGTCAATCCGGGCGGGCTCGCCGCTCTCAAAAACGTTTCCCGGTTTATGGTGCTGATGGAGACGCTAATCAACCGCGCTCCGCATCTGCCGGGGATGGGCGTTTTCAGCGGCCCGTCTGGCTACGGGAAAACCTACGCGTCCATCTATTCGACCAATAAAACACGGGCGTTGCGCCTTGAAGTCGGGGACAGCTGGACGCGGAAGAAGTTTCTGGAAAGCCTGCTTGCGGAAGCCGAGGTCAAGCACGGGAAACTGTCGGTCGCGGACCTAACCACCGAAGCCATCATGGCGCTTGGTGACGACTTCAACCGACCGCTGATCATTGACGAAGCCGACAAGCTTGCCGACAAGGGCATGCTGGAGCTGGTGCGCGAGATCCAAGAGCACAGTCAGGTCCCGGTGCTGATGATCGGCGAAGAGAAGTTGCCAGCCAAAATCCAAAAGGTTGAGCGGGTCCACAACCGGGTGCTTGAGTGGGAGTTTGCGGATCCATGCGATTCCGAAGACGCCGACGAACTCGCCGCGTTGTTCTGTCCCGAACTGACCCTGAAGGCCGATCTGATCGAGCAGCTGATCGATTACACTGAAGGCCGCGCCCGGCGCATCGTGGTCAACCTCAACAAGATCAAAGAGCACGCGCGCAACAACCGCGAAGACACGTTCGACGGAACCTCGTTTCCGAAGAACTGGTTCTATACCGGTGAGCCGCCCCGCCGCGTTGCGAGGAGGGCCGCTTAATGTCCATCCAGCTTGAACTGAGAGTGACGGCGGGCACGCCCATTTTTCGCGGCAACGACCACTACTGGAGCGTCATCCGGGATCTCGGCAAAAATAAAGCCAAGTTTACAATGCAGCAGCTCGCCATGCGATGTGACGACGCAAGTGTCGATCGAGCTGCCGAGTTCGTGCGGCGGCTGGTTCGGGCTGGGATCGCCGAAGTGGTCTCTGGTGACGAGCCTGGACGCAAACGCACCCGTGTCTATCGCCTTCTGAAGCGACCAGCGCCGACGCCGTGTCTCAATCGCGACGGCACGCCCGGAAAGCAGGGGCGCGTCCAAGATCAAATCTGGGTCGCGATGCGTTCTCTTCAGAGCTTCGATATCAGCGAGCTGACGATTGCGTCGTCGACCGATGAGATCGTGATGAAGCGGGAGACCGTCGAAGGCTATGTCCATCACCTGAGCGGTGCCGGCTATTTGCAGGTGCTCCGCAAGGGTCGCGGTGCGACACAGGCGATTTGGCGGTTGAAACCTTCCATGGATACCGGGCCGAGGGCTCCCAAGATCCTCAGGTCAAAGATGGTCTATGACAGCAATCGCAAGGAGATCATGGGCAGGCCGGTCGCAGAGGAGTGCGCGGCATGAATGCTCATGTCTCCATGCAGCAGAAGGCCACCATGGGCTGGAACGGGGAGGTGCCCGATTGGGTTGCCGAACTGGCTGATTTGGCAGAAGCCGAGGGCCTCAATGCCAGTGCCCGGCGCATTGGCTGTTCACCGGCAACGGTAAGTCAGACGATCTCCAACAAGTACGGAGCGGATCTGTCGAAGATCGAAGACAAGGTGCGCGGCGCTCTGATGGGTGAAACCGTCAAGTGCCCCATTCTTGGTGAGATTGGCCGTGATGCCTGTCTTGACTGGCAGGCGAAGCCCCGTGCCGTCACCAACGCACTGCGGACGCAGGTCTATCGTGCTTGCCGCAACCGCTGTCCGCACTCCCGGCTGAAAGGAGGCGGCAATGCTCAGTAGCGATCTCAAGATGCTTTCCAGTGAACTGGAGAAGCGGCAGAGCCCGGACGGGAGTTTGTATCTGACCCCGACCTATGTCCGGCTTGTTGGGTTCGTCCTGGACGATGCGATCGGCCTTGCCAGACAGATGGAGGCGAGTGCGGTCCGTCCCAATACGCGCCTCATCGACATCAACGATCCGAAAATTGAGTTGTTTCCGAAGCGTCCAATTCCGGTCTGCGAGCCGGGAGACGATGGCGCTGCCTGAGCTTTTGTAACTGCGTTTAACGTGACTTGAAGAGGATTTGAACACATGGAAAATGCGGCAACTGAAACGGCCAATATCGAGGCATCCAATGCCGGCGTCGAAACAGTAAACGGCCATCCTTACATGCGCGACGCGAAGGGCAACCTTGTCCCGCTGGAGAACGTCAAGCCTCAGCACAAGCTGGAAGACGAGACCGTGCGCAAGGTGGTTGGCTTTGCGGAGGACCTATCGGCTCAAATCGGCAGGTTCCGCAAGCATACCTTTGCGGACCTGCTCAGCTTGACCACGCTTCTTGCGCAGGAATATGACGCCAGCAAGGGTGGCAAGAAGGGCAATACGACGTTTCAGACCGTCGACGGCTGCCTGAAAGTGCAGGTGCAGGTCAGTGATTTCATCGACTTCGGCCCCGAGATCCAGATTGCCAAAAGCCTGATTGACGAGTGTTTGAACGAATGGGCAGCCGACAGCCGACCGGAAATCAGGTCCATCGTCACCCGTGCGTTCAACACCGACAAGGAAGGGCAAATCAACAAATCAGAGATCTTCATGCTAATGCGGCTGGAGATCGAAGACGAGCGCTGGCAGCGGGCGATGACCGCCTTGAAGGATGCCATGCGCGTCACCGGCTCCAAAAGCTATCTGCGTTTCTACAAGCGCGATAGTCCGGACGCCGATTGGACAGCCATCACAATCGATATCGCGAAGGCGGCGTGACATGTCCGGGCTCACCAACACGTCTGTGTATGAGTTGAGCGAGATTAAGACCTTGCGCGATCGCCGTGATGCTCTGTTGCGCGAGGTAGACCGGCACCGGTACCGCCTGCACCGGAAGACGGATCTTTTGGAAGACCTTCGGCACGCAACCAACGATCTCATGAAACTTGAACTCGCGGCCCGGCGCGAGCCCGTACCCCAAGCGCATCGCCAGATTGAACCTCTGGGCGATGCCGGTGCGGCCGGTGGATTTCACCAGCGCCGGCTGCCTTACAAGGACTGAGTTATGAAAGCCATTGCAAAGATCCAAGTGCTGAAACGGGGTGCAGCGCTTGACGATGCCAGCTATCGCGATCTGCTCGAACGCGAGACCGGCAAACGCTCTTCGAAAGGCATGTCCGATGCCGAGCATCTGAAGGTGATTTCCGCGTTGGAAGCGCTGCCTTCCGTTAAGGATGTAAGCAAGGTCACCGGTCCGTTTGCCAGGAAACTGCAGGCGCTCTGGATTGCCGGCTACAATCTCGACGTCATCCACGACAAGTCCGACAAGGCGATGATCAGCTTTCTAAAGCGCCAGACTGGCCTTGATCATCATCGGTTCCTTCGCGAGGGTGCGGACGCGACCAAAGCGATCGACGGATTGAAACTCTGGATCCGGCGCAGGACACAGAACTACGAGCTGTTCACTCAACATGGCCAAGCGCCCTTGATGAATGACTTCCGGTTTCAGGTCTGCATTCACATCTGGTCTGAACTTGTGAAACAAGACCGCGCTCCGGGCAGTACGTTGACCGGTTGGCTGCTCGGGCGGGTCGAGCATGAGGACATGTACAAATTCTCGAGCAACGACTGGATCTTTGCCATGAACACGCTCGGTGAGCTGTATCGGTCGGGACGGAAATGACCCGCGACGTTCCGGCCCATATTGAAACTTATGTCGAGGTTCTTGGTGAGGATCTTGCCATCGAGTTCTTTTTGCAGTTTGGCGGCTCTGAAGTCTATTTCTCAAAGTCACCACGCAACGCGATGATGGTGGGTTTGACGGGCCGCGAAAAAGCGGTAATGCTCTCTGAATATGTCGGACCGGGGCACGTCCGTGTGCCGATCCCCAAACAGTGGATAGCTTCTGTGTTGCTGGAGCGTGGACATAGCAAGGCGGACATCGCCCGCACGCTCCATGCGGATCAGACCACTGTTCGCCGGTGGCTCGCCAAGGCTCCGGACAAGAACCAACTCTCCCTTTTCGACACCTGATCGGCCCACGCACCTGCGTGGGCGGAACGAAATCCCGAAATTCGCCATCCTTGCTTGCATTCGCAGCGACACGCGCTGCCTCTCTCCACTCCAATGCAAGCGCAGGATCATGAACGACATAGTTTCCAAACTCCGGCAAGGTGGCGGCACGCAAAGCGACGGCGCTGTTATCAAACTCGCTGCAGTCCGCATGCAGGCCGAGGAAGCCGTCCTGCAGGCGATCATCGAAGTTGAGAGCGCAGGCCGCCCATACGACGACAAAGGCCGGCTGATCATCCTCACTGAAAAACACGTCTTCTGGCGGGAGCTGCCGCAGATCCTTCGCGCCAAGGCCCAACGGCTGGGACTTGCCGTCAAAAAGTGGAGCCGGGCGAACTACAACGGTCTTGGTGGCTCAGGATCCGACGCCCGTTGGGATCGGCTTGAGGCAATGGCTGATCTCCACGAGACGGCCGGGCTTCGCTCAGCTTCCTATGGTGGCCCTCAGATCATGGGCTTCAATGCGGAGCTGTGCGGCTATCCGAGCGTTCAGGAATTCGTTCTTGCGTTTGCCGAGAACGAAGCGAACCAGGCAGAGGCCTTCCTGACCTATCTGGAAAAGGTCGGTCTGCTGCAAGCGATCCGAACCAAGGACTTCCGGGCGATCGCCAGACGATACAACGGCCCTGGTCAGGTCTCCCGCTACGCCGGGATGATGCAAGCAGCCTATAAGCGGATCACCGGCCGCTCCGCTGTTTCGACAGAGCAGACTGGCTTCCTTCGCCTCGGCTCTGAGGGCTACCGGGTGAAAGCGCTGCAGGAGCGTCTTGTCGCGCTTGGCTATCATGTCAAACCGGACAGTGATTTCGGGCCCGCCACGCGCCGTCAGCTCATCGCGTTTCAGGTGGACAATGGCCTTGCCGCCGATGGTGTCGTCGGGCCCATTACCAGCGAAGCGCTCGAAACCGCGGTTCCGATAAACGCGCAACCAGGTGGAACGCGCGAGAACATGACCGTCAAGGATCTGCGCAAGTCCGGATCCCAGACGGTCAAGCAGGCAGACCGGCTGACGAATCTAGGTGTCGTTGGCATGGCGATCGGCGCGATCGGCGAGATGCTCGGCATTTCGCATCTGACCAGCAACGTGAAAACCCTGCAGGATGTCACCGCGATCATCCAGCAGGTTTCCGCGTCGATCGACCCGGTGTTCGCTCTGATTGGTGACAACAAATTTCTAGCGATCCTTGCGATCGGGGGCGCGGTTGTCTTCCTTGCGCACAAGATCAAGCAGCGCCGGCTCCACGACGCGAAGGAATGGAGGCACATCGGTTGACCTTCCTGCTGTCCTTCATTCTCAAGTTCGCCAGCTCCGGCCTGGTCGACAAGGCACTGGGTTATATGGAGCGCAAAGCTGCGCTTCAGAATGATCGCGAACGGATCAAGTCTGAGACCACGATCGAGGTCATTCGTTCTGCTGTCGAAGAAACCCGGATCATGGCCGATCTGCAAAAGTCGAAGTTCCAGTATCTCCCGTATTGGATCTTTGCAGGGCTGTTCGTATTCCCGCTCGGCTTTTGGTGGGCGGCGGTCATCATGGACAGCGTCTTTCTGTTCGGCTGGGGTGTCGCCACGGTCCCTATCCTAGAAGACTGGGGCGGTCAGATGATCCGCTGGCTCTTCTATACCGGCACCGTTGTCGGCGCGATCAAGATGCTGAGGTAGCGCCAGCATGTTGGAAGATGCAAAGAACTGGGCCGGTCTGATTGCGCTGCTCTTTTCGATCGGCGGCATTGCCTATTCATTTCTGACGGCCGGCTCCAAGAGCAATTCGGAAGAACTGAAAGCCGTCAGCACGAAGCTGATTGAGCTGGACCGGCGCGTCCAGGCAGCCGAAAGCGAGCTGAACCACATGCCCGCCAAAGACGACGTCGTAGAACTCAAGGTGTCCATGGCCGAACTGAAAGGCACGGTGAACAGCCTGATTGAGGGCTTGTCCGGTGTCTCCCGAACCGTTCGCCGGGTCGAGGACTATCTCATGAAGGAGGGCAAATAGGTGAGCTATTCGGAACACGCGACGGCTGACTTTCGCCTGACAATCCTCAAGGCGCTTGCAACCGAGGATGACCACCGTCTGAATGAAACGCTGATCGAGAAGATACTTGAGAGCTTCGGGCATTCAAAGTCCCGCGACTATCTGCGCACGCAGCTCAAAAAGCTTGAGGATCTTGGTGCGGTCAGACTGACAGAACCCGGATCCGTCTACGTTGCCGAGCTGCTGCGGCCGGGCCTCGATCATGTCGAGCGCCGAGCCTTTCTTGAAGGCGTCCTGAAACCCTCACTCGGGGGCTGATATGGCCAGACAAGGACGCGGACGCCTTTCCGCCATCGAACAGCTTCCACCCGAATGCGACAGCACCATCGTCTGGGCCGCCAATGAGCTGCGCGGCCGGGATCGGACGCAGAAGGAAATCTACGAGGAATTCTATCTGAAGCTTGAGCAGGTGCAGAAGGACTTCCGTGGTGAGCTTGAGTTTTCGATCCCGTCCATGTCCGCCTTCAACCGCTATTCGATCAAGCAGGCACATCTGACGCGGCGTCTGGAAGACACCAGATCGATCGCCGCGTCGATCGCCGCGAACTTCGATGCTGAAGCCTCTGACGATCTGACGTTGATTGCGGCCGAGGCGATCAAGACGCTGACGTTCGAGCTGCTGACCGATGCCGGCGAAAGCGGGCTCGATCCGAAAGGGGCGATGAACTTGGCCAACGCGCTGCGTGCTGCCTGTCAGGCACAAGGGGTTTCGACGCAGCGCCGGCAGAAGGTCGAGAGGGAGTTTGCAGCCAAGACCAATGAGGCGGTCGACAAGATCGCCAAGGTCAAGGGGCTCACGGCCGAAACCGCTGAAGCCATCAAATCGCAGATCTTGGGCGTTACCTCATGAATGCGCCAATCTCCAAGGAAGAATGGCAAAAGCTCCGCAGCGAGACCGTCACAGCGATTGATGACATTGCCGACCAGGTTGGACTTCCGAACGTCTTGCTTGGCTACCAGTCGAAGGCCGTGGGCCTGCTCGATACCACGGGGATTGAGGTTCTCTTTATCGAGAAGTCGCGCCGGATCGGTATGACATGGGGCCTTGCCTCCTATGCAGCGCTCAAGGCAGCAAGGAGCAAGAAGGCCGGCGGCTGTGACGCCATGTACATCTCCTATAGCCAAGAGATGACCCGCGAGTTCATTGATGCCTGTGCCATGTGGGCCCGCGCTTTTGCGATGGCAGCGATCTCACAGGACGAATTTCTGTTCGAGGACACGGATCCGGGCAACCCGGACGAGACCCGCCACATTCAGGCCTTCCGGATCCGGTTCGCATCCGGCTTTGAGATCCTGGCTCTATCATCCGCGCCGCGATCGCTGCGCGGCAAGCAGGGCCTCGTCATCATTGATGAGGCCGCCTTTGTCGAGAACCTCAAAGAGTTGCTTAAGGCCGCCATGGCCTTCCTTATGTGGGGTGGTCAGGTTGTCGTGTGCTCGACCCATGACGGGACGGAGAACGAGTTCAACGTTCAGATCCAGGACATTCTTTCCGAGCGATCGCCCTATGCGCATATGCATGTTGATCTCGATCACGCCCTGAAGGACGGGCTCTATGAGCGGATCTGTCTCGTCCAGGACAAGGAGTGGACCCCGGAAGGCGAAGCCGAGTGGCGGCAGAAGATCATCGACTTCTATGGAGACGGTGCCGACGAAGAGCTTTTCTGTATTCCCTCGCAGGGCACAGGTGCCTGGTTGCCGGAACCGCTGATCGAAGCGCGCATGAAGGAAGACGCCGAAGTTCTCCGTCTGGAGCTGCCGGCCAACTATCTGCACCTTAGTCACCTGCAGCAGGCGATGCTGATCGCACCGTTTATGGGCAAGCTTGCGGCCGCGCTCAAAAAGCTGCCCGACGATGTGCTGTATTCGTTCGGCTTCGATTTCGGCCGCGTTGCAGACTTGACGGTTGGAAGTCTACTGGCAATCGAAATGAACCTGACCCGTCGTGAATGCTTGTCCTTTGAACTTCGCAACGTTCCAGGCAAAGAGCAGAAGATCATCACCAGGATGATATTGGACGCGGTTCGATCGCGCCTGGTTGGTGCCGCGTTTGACGCCACGGGCATGGGCTGGACCGTCGCAGAAGACATGGGCCGGATCTTTGGGCTGCGTGAGGATCCGGAAGGTGCCGGCCTGATCATGCCGATCCATTTCTCCGAAAGCTGGTACCGGACCGAAATGCCGCCCCTAAAAGCGGCCTTTGAAGACGACAAGATTTCGCTCCTGGTCGACCGGGAACATGTCAACGACCTTCGCTCTGTAAAGCTGATCAGAGGCATTCCGCGTGTTCCACCGGTGCGCGAAGGCGAGAAGGGCAAGAAGCGGCACGGCGACTATGCGATCGCGCTGGCGCTTGCTCACTTCGCAAGTCGAATGCAGTGGCGGGAATTCGACTACACACCTGTCCCGGCACCTGCCGGCCGCTTCGACGAAACGACCGACTTTGGCCATGACGACAGCCCCTATCGCATGGGCACCATGCGCCGCTCGAAAGGGATCTTCTGATGGCACGCACCCAACTTGTTGACCAGTATGGCCGTCCGGTCTCATCCCGGAACCTGAAGTCTGAGCAGGCTGGCGCAGCCGTCCAGGCAATCCACCGCTCTAGTGCTCTGCATCCTGCCAGTGGCCTGACACCGCCGCGCCTTGCCCGGATCCTGAGGGACAGCATTGACGGGGATCCTGAGCCGTACCTTGCGCTTGCCGAGGACATGGAAGAGCGCAACGAACACTATGCCGGTGTGCTCGGGACCAGAAAGCGGCAGGTTGCCAATCTGGAGATTGTCGTCGAAGCAGCGAGCGACAAGGCCGAAGACGTTCGAGACGCGGATCTCGTTCGGGAGATCGTCGAGCGGGATGTCTTCCGTGATGAGCTTGTCGACATTCTGGATGCGATCGGAAAAGGGTTTTCGGCAACCGAGATCCTGTGGGACACCTCGGAAAGTCAGTGGCGTCCGAAGGCGTTCAAGTGGCGGGATCCGCGATGGTTCCGGTTCGATGACGATGATCCCGAAAAGCTATTGCTGCGGGGCCCGACCGGTGACGAGCCGCTCAAGCCTTACGGCTGGATAACGCACTTCGGAAAGGCGAAGTCGGGACTGCCTATCCGTGGCGGTTTGGCACGCGGTGCGGCATGGGCTTTCCTCTTCAAGTCCTTCACCATCAAGGACTGGGCGATCTTCTGCGAGACCTATGGCCAACCCCTGAGGCTCGGTAAGTATGGACCAGGGGCAACGGACGACGACAAGGCCAACCTGATGCGTGCTGTTGCCGGCATCGGGACCGACTTCGCCGCGATCGTGCCCGAAGGCATGGTGATTGAGTTCATCGAAGCCAAGTTGAGCGGCAACCACGAGCTTTATGAAAAGCGGGCGAACTGGTTTGATCAGCAAACGTCCAAACTTGTGTTGGGGCAGACCCAGACCACCGATGCGACGGCTGGCGGTTATGCGACCTCTAAGGTGCATGACGGCGTGCGCGAGGACATCGAGCAGGCGGACAGCAGGCAGATCAGCGCCACCTTGAACCGCGACCTGGTCAAACCTCTGGTGAGCCTCAACCACGGCCCGCGCGCCAAGTATCCGCTGATCAAGATCGGCCGTCCGGACGAAGTGGACGTCAAGCTACTGGTCGACAACGTTGCCAAGCTTGTCCCACTCGGACTGAAGGTCGGCATGTCGACCATGCGTGACAAGATCGGTGTGCCGGATCCCGATGACGACGAGGAATTGTTGGTGCCGCCGTCTGCCGCGAACCAAAAGGAAGAAGATCCGGAGCCTGAGGAAACCGAGGGTGGGGGCGACAGTCCCAAACCGGGCAGGGCGATGGCTTTCCGCTCTGCGCCGGCACAGCGGCCACCCGATGCCTTCGAGCGTGCGATCGACGGGATCCTCGTCGACGAAGGCTGGATGCCGCTTGTCGAACCGATCGTTGGCGGACTTGAGGAAGAACTTGCCGAGGCGACCTCGATCGAGGAAGCCCGTGCGATCTTCCAGCGGCGACTGGAGACCATGGGGGTCGGCCCGCTCGCTGACAAGCTTGCACAGGCAAGCTTTGCCGCCCGGATCTCTGGGGAAGTCGGTGAGGAGACGGACTGATCATGCCGGCTGACTATTCACCCTTGCCACCGCGTGCTGCAATCGCAGCCCTTCGGGCACGCGGCTTTACGCTCCAGCCTACCTTTGCTTGGCAGGATGTTTATGCTGAGGACCACGCGGCCATGTTCACGGTCGCACGGTCAACGGGGCATGACATCTTGAGCGAGATCTGGAATGCGCTTTTAAAGGCCCTTGAGAACGGGGAAAGCTTCGCGACGTTTGCGCGGCGGATCAAACCGGAACTGGTTCGCAAGGGCTGGTGGGGCGAATCTATTGAAGAGGACCCGGCGACTGGCGAGCCGGTGAAAGTCCGCCTCGGTTCACTGCGCCGGCTGCGCACGATCTTCGATGCCAACATGAGCGTTTCTTATGCGGCCGGCCACTGGTCCATGGTCGAAAGCTTGCGGGGCAGTCGGCCGTTTCTTCGCTATGTCGCCGTGCAGGATGGTTTGACGAGGCCGGAACATCAGCGGCTCCACAACATCGTCTTGCCGATCGATGATCCGTTTTGGTCACTCTATGCGCCGCCCAACGGTTGGAACTGCCGTTGCACGGTCCAGAGCCTCAGTCAAAGCGATATCGACCAGCTTGTAAGGGAAGGCGAGGATCTGAAATTCGAAGCGCCGCCTATCTCGTTTCGCGAGTGGACGAACAAGCGAACGGGCGAAGTCAGGCAGATCCCGGACGGGATCGATCCGGGCTGGGATTACAATCCCGGTCAGGCCGGTCACCAGGCAACTATGGAAAAGCTTCTCCAGCGTGTTCCGCCCGAATTTCCAAACAATTGAAATGAGCGCCTCAGGAGCCGCAGGAGCGCTTTCAGGGCATCGTCACAGCGGCCAGACCCTGAAAACGCGTCTGTGCTGTTTAAACCCTGTTTAAATTCGATCCTGAATTGCACGTCCGGATGCAATCTGACATGATCGCGTTTGGAAGGCGGTTTCGCAACCCTTAGCTGCCTCCATCCCACATTGAAGCGCCCACGCACATGCGTGGGTGTTTCCGTTTCTGGTGACTGGGCACTCTGTGGCCTATGACCAATGTTGCCGCTGCCCTTTTCATCGCTGCCGTTGATCCTGTGTCCGCCTCCCAAGACGGCCCGTGGATCAAGCTGCTTCCATCCGGGACATTCAAGACCCGCGACGGTCGCGGCCCGGTCGTTGTCGGCGACAAAGAGAGCATGCGTGCGATCGTCGAGGCATCGATCGCTCGCCTTGGCGAAACCGAGATGATGGTCGACTACGATCATCAGTCCGTGTTCGGTGCTGTCGAAGGTGTCGGCGGCACTGCAAAGGCGGCCGGCTGGATCAAGGAATTCGACGTTCGCCCGGATGGCATTTATGGCCGTGTCGAGTGGACCGAAGCTGCCAAGGCGGCCATTGAGGCGGGCGAATACCGCTACCTCTCACCGACATTCATCGCAGACAAGAAGTCGGGCAAGGTCTCGCAGATCCTCAACGTCGCCCTGGTCAACATGCCAGCAATGGACCTTGAAGCCATTGCCGCCCGCGCAGAGAGCGCACTCACCAAAGGACCAACCATGGATGAAATTCTGAAGCTCCTCGGCCTTGCCGAGGGGGCGTCCGAAGACGACGCTAAGTCGGCTATCGAGGCGCTGCAGTCAGGCACGTCTGCAATTGCGCTTGCGGCCGGCCTCGACAAGGACGCGGACGTTGAGACGATCACGGCGGCCGTGAAGGCGGGTGTCGATGCTTCAAAGCCCGATCCGTCGAAGTATGTGCCGATCGAACAGGTCACCGCGCTTCAGTCTGATCTGAAGGCGCTGAGCGCGAAAATTGACGGTGACAAGGCGGAAACCCTTGTCACCGCCGCGATCGAGGACGGCAAGCTTGCCCCGGCGCTTAAGGACTGGGGCATGGATCTTGCCAAAAAGGATCTCGCCAAGTTCGAGGCCTTCACGGCATCCGCACCTGCATTGACGAGCACGCAGCTCGGCAATGAGAGGAAGAACGAAACTGACGCCGATCTCGACGACACGGATCTTCAGGTCATGTCCCAAATGGGCCTGAGCCGTGACGCCATGGTTGCGTCGAAAAAGGAGCTTGGCTAATGGCCCCGCTTACTACCGATCGCCGCACACCGGAGCGGAGCGGCGACGTCCGCGAGCATCCGGTCAAAGCGGCGACCACCCTTTATGCCGGTGCGATGTGTGCGATCGACGCCACCGGCAACGCCATTCCGTTTGCCACCGCGACCGGGCTCATAAGCGTCGGTCGCTGCGAAGGCCGGGTCGACAACTCGGCCGGTGCAGACGGTGACGAAAGCGGCCGTTTCCGGACCGGCGTCTTCCGCTATGCCAATTCGGCGGCGGGTGACGAGATCACCGTCGATGACATCGGTTCCGACTGCTACGGCGTCGACGATCAGACCGTCGCCAAGACCGATGGCACTTCAACCAGGTCCGTTGCCGGCAAGGTGTTCGACGTGGACGCTCACGGCGTCTGGGTCAAGTTCAGCTAAGCCGATCCAAGAACAGGAGATCCGTTTAAATGGATATCAATGCACAAACGCTCCAGTCGGCTTATGTCGGGTTCAACGCCTCGTTCCAGGGCGGACTGGCGGACGCCACCAGCATGGCCGATCGTGTCGCAACCACCGTGCCGTCTTCGACCCGTGAAAATGAATATGGCTGGCTCGGCAAGTTCCCACGCTTCCGGGAGTGGGTTGGCGATCGCGTCATCAACTCGCTCGCCAAGCATGGCTACACGCTCAAGAACAAGCCGTTCGAATTGACCGTCGAAGTCGATCGCGATGATTTCGAAGACGACAATCTCGGCATGTACACTCCGATGTTCCGAGAACTCGGTATGTCAGCCATGACGTTCAAGGACGATCTGGTTTGGCCGCTGCTTTCGGCGGGCTTCACCACCGAGTGTTATGACGGGCAGTATTTCTTCGACACCGATCATCCGGTGCTGGACGCGGACGGCAATGTCACGTCTGTCGCCAACACGGACGGCGGGGCCGGAACGCCCTGGTACCTTCTTGACGTCAGCCGGCCGCTGAAGCCGCTCATCTTCCAGGACCGCAAGTACCCGAACAAGCTGGTCCGCATGGACAAGGATGACGACACCAACGTCTTCATGCGCAAGCAGCACATTTATGGTCTGGACGGACGGGCCCAATCCGGCTTCGGTTTCTGGCAGATGGCGTGGGGATCCAAGCAGACCCTCAATGCAGCCAACTACGAAGTCGCCCGCGTCGGTCTCGGCAGCATGAAGGCCGATTTCGGCAAGCCACTGGCAATCAATCCACGTCTGCTTGTGGTGCCGCCTGCGCTGGAAGGCGCGGCAAACGAGATTGTCCAATCCAAGCTCGTCAATGGCGGTGAGACCAACAAGTGGGCCGGCACAGCTGAAGTGCTGGTCGTGCCCTGGCTCGCATAAGGAGAAGACGCAACCAACCGCGTCAAAGATGTTCCGTCGCCCTTCGGGGCGGCGGGGCTTTCCAACCGGCACATTCACCAGTGCCGATCGGCAAGCCCTTCAACCCAAGGACCAAGACACATGGCTGACGAAAAAAAGACTGCACCAGAGACCGACGGATCGAAGAAAACCGAGGCGAAGGCAGCGCCGGCCGCCAAGGCTCCCGCGAAGCCGAAGGAGGCAGCGAAAGCGAAGGCAGCCGAGCCCAAGTCTGGCGACAAGCCGGAAGCCAAGGCAAGCGAGAAGCCGGCAGCTGGCGACCCGAAAATGGTGCTGCGGGTCTCCGCGAAGCCGAAAGGTGGCTTCCGCCGCTGCGGTGTCCATCACACGCAGGCCCCCATCGACTATCCGTCCACCGCGTTCTCAGACAAGCAGGTCGAGATCCTGAAGGCGGAACCCAATCTGGTTGTCGCCGACCTCTGACGCGTTAACGGGGAGCGCCGCGAGCGCGAACGTCATGAGCGGCATGACAACCCGCGCGAAGCCCCGCTGACCGGACCAAGAGGCTCTTTCGGGTACCGGCAGATAACAGTGGCAAAGAATACCCCAGAGAGGGCGGTCTGGTACGGCTCGCAAGGCCCCCAGCGGTTTCCCCGGCTTCGGCCCTTGGGAAACCTGAAACAAGGACCACAGGTCGCCGCCCGTAAACTTTCGAGGACCAGCCGTGGCCTATGTCACTCAGCAGAACCTGATCGACCGTTTCGGTGAGAAAGAGCTGATCCAACTCACCGACCGGACCAACCTGCCGGCAACGACGATCGACGCGACCGTTGTCGCCGCAGCGATCGGCGATGCTGAAAAGCTGGCGGACAGCTACATGGCCAAGCGCTATGCGCTACCGCTCAATCCGGTTCCGGACGTCCTTGTCCCTGTGGTCGCGAACATCGCCCGCTACAACCTTCATAGCGAATATGCCGAAAAGGACAGTGCGGTCACGCGGAACTACAAGGATGCAGTTGCCTGGTTGAAGGACGTTGCCTCCGGAATCGTCCAGCTTGAAGCCGATGGCGTTGCTTCCGATCAGCCGGCAAGCGGTCAGGTTCAGATTTCGGCTCCGGACAAGGTCTTTTCCCGCGACAGTCTGAAGGGCTACTGATGACCGGGATCCGCAACACCATCTCCGTTGAAGACAGTGAGGTCAATGCAGCGCTTGCCCGTGTGGAAGCGGTCGGCGGTGACACGTCCGCGCTCATGCGTGAAGTGGCCGGTGCGATGCTCTTTTCCGTCCAGCGCCGGTTTGAAACCGAGAGCGCTCCGGACGGATCCAAGTGGCCGGCGCATTCTCCCAGAACCGCAAAGGCACGGGCGAACCGCAAGACACGCGGTAACGCGCCGATCACGCCAAAGCTGCTGAGAGACACCAACCGGCTGTTCAAATCGATCGCCGCAGAGGCCAGCAGCTCCGAAGCTGCGGTCGGCACCAATCTCGATTACGCCCGTATCCACCAGGAAGGCGGCGTCATAACTCAATATCCGCAGTCCCGGAAGGTGAAGTTCCGCAAGGTTGCCGGCCGCACCCGGTTCGCTCGCCGATCGCATAAGCGTGCCACTGAGAAGGCGGTCACGTTTGGCCAGCGCACCATCGTCATTCCGGCGCGTCGCTATCTCGGCTTTTCCGAGGACGATCGGCGCAAGCTTCTTGAGATCGCAGACCAGCACTACTCGGCTGCTCTTGAAGGAGGCCGGCCATGAGCATCGTCTCCGAAATCAGGACCCACTTAAATGACGGTCAAACCGTCTTTAAAACCGTGGCTGGCGCGATCGAGTTCTCGCAGATCGAAAAGAAGCGCCTCGCATCACCTGCCGCCTACGTGATGGTGCCGGAAGATGCGAGTGGCGAAAACTCGCGCATGGCTGGCGTGCTGCAGCGCCTCGAAACGGACGTCGCCGTTCTGATCGTCGTTGACAACTTCTCAGGACTGACCGGGGAGGCGGCCGGCGATGAGCTGGAAGATCTGAAGGCCTTCGTCCGGACCAAGCTGATCGGGTTTGAACCTGCCAGTGCAGGAGAGCCCATTACCCACGTTTCCGGCGAACTTCTGAAAGCCAGCGGTGGCACCGTCTGGTGGGAAGATCGCTTTTCTGTCCCGTCCTATCTGGAGCACTCCACATGAGCGACAAACCATATCAACCGCGCCTTGGCGGGCGCTACGAGGTCGACCAGGACACCGGCAAGCCCAAGCGCGTCGAAGGCACCGGCACTGCCGACGCGCCGGCTTCGAAAGAGCCAGCTCCGGCCAAGTCCTCAAAGCCGTCCGCGAAATCCCGTAAGGAGACCTGACCATGGCCATTCGCAGGGAACGAAAGCTTGCACTGACTGCCAAGATCGAAGTGACCGAAGGCACGGACAGTGTCCCGACAGCCGCTTTGAATGCCATTCAGGCAAACAATGCCACCATCACGCCGATCGCGGGTGATGAGGAAAACCGCGAATTGCTTCTGCCTTACCTCGGCAACCAGGGTGTGATCCTGACCGGGAACTATGTGCAGATGGAATTCTCCGTCGAGGTGGCCGGCGCTGGCGCTGCCGGCACCGTTCCGCCCTATGGTGTTCTGCTTCGCGCTTGTGCCATGTCGGAAACGGTCAATGCTGGCGTCGACGTTCAGTATGGGCCGGTGTCGGACGGCGAAGAGAGCGTCAGCATCTACTACAACGCCGATGGCGTCCGTCACGTGGCGCTTGGCGCTCGCGGCAATGTCAGTGTTGAGTTTGCCCCGAAGCGGATCCCGCGTTTCCGCTTCACGATGATGGGTCTTCTGGGAACCATCACCGACCAGGCGCTTCCGGCCGTCGACCTCTCCGGGTTTCAGACGCCTGTCGAGGTGTCCTTGGCCAACACGACGTTCTCGCTTCATGGGGCTCAGCGCATCAGTGAAAGCGTGTCGATCGATCTTGGCCAACAGGTCGAGCCGCGCCATCTGATCGGATCGGAGCGCATGCAGCTTACCGAACGCAGCGCGTCCGGGACCGCAGTCATCGAAGCGGACAATTTGGCCTCTGTGAACTGGTTCCAGATCGCGACGGCTCACACCTCAGCTGCGATGCAACTGGTTCACGGCACCGCTGCCGGCAACATCGTCCAGTTGGACGCGCCGGCTGTTCAGATCGGCCGTCCGTCTCAAGGTCAGACGCAGAGCATCATAAACTATTCGCTGCCGCTCATGTTGAAGCCAAGCTCTGGTGATGACGAGCTGCTGATCACGGTCAAGTAGGGGCGCACCGTGCCGAGTGTCATCAATTTCAACGACGCCGCATTCAAGATGCAGCTGCGTGAAAACGCGAAGCTGCTCGAAGAAAACAAGCGGCTGCGGGCAGAGATTGCGAGGCTCACTTCGGATCGCCCCTACATCGTTGGCTTTGTTGACGGGTGGGAGGCGGCGCACGAGCCGCAACCCGAAAATGCCGAACAATCACTGTGACAATTAAGGAGCCGCTCTCCCATGAAATTCAAGATTACCGACACCTACCTTTTCTGGTGGCCCGTTGTTGTCCGCATGCCGGATCCGGAAAAGGCCGGCGTAATCATCGAGCAGAAGTTTGAGGCCCAGTTCGAGGCTTTGGACGAGGACCAGGCCAACGAACTGGACGCCGCCTTCAGGAATCTGGAAACCGACGAAGAGCGGAAAGCCCATCAGCATGACGTTCTTCGCAAGGTGACCAAGAACTGGCGTGGCGTTGAGGCGCAAGGTGGCGGTGATCAGTCTTTCACCGAGGACGTGTTTGAGCTGTGCCTCAAGCAGAACTGGTTCCGGGCGGGCATGTATGAAGCCTATCGGCAGGCCATGAATGCCGAGGCACAGGGCAACGGCCCCACGGCAAAAAACTGAAAGAGGCCGCACAGGCGTGGGCACATGCCTGTCGCGGCCACTCCGATCCGTCCCGGCCGGCCGGCCTCGATCCCGATCTGGCGAAGGACTTTGAGCAGCTCAACGTGCGGGTCGACCCATCCGCGATCGAGACGGAAGAAAAGGCATTTGAGGTGTGGCGGGTGAACTGGAAGACGGTGACATCCTTCGTGACGCTCGAAACCCAATGGCGGGTCGTCGGCACACCGGCTGGCCTGACGTGGTTGGGCCTCGACTATGCAGCAGCGGCTGCTGCGTTTCGTGGCCGCAGCGTGCGGTGCTGGCAGCGCCTTCTTTCTGAACTTCGCATCATGGAACACGCCGCCCTTGAAGTCTTGAACTTGGAGCGGCCCTCATGACCCAGCCGCTCAACATTGAAATGGTGGCCCGGCTCAACTCGGCCGGTGTGAAGTCCGGAGCGAAAGACGCCCGGCAGGAAATCAGTCGCATTGGGGACGCGGCCCGTGACACGGCCCGTGACATCGATGCGGTCACACTCGCTTCAAATGATGCGGCAAGAGCACAGGCAAACGCTGCCCGTGCCGGCAACCAGGCAGCTCAATTCACCGAGCAATATGGCTTGCGGGCAGCGAACGCCAACCGGCTGGCAGCCCATGAAGCGACGAACCTGTCTTTCCAGATGCAGGATATCGCCGTCAGTCTGGCATCCGGGCAATCGCCGTTTATCGTGATGGCCCAGCAGGGCAGTCAGGTCTCCCAGATCATGGGCAGCCGTGGTCTTGGCCAGATCCTGCCCGCGATCGCCGGTGCGATCGGCTCGATGATCAATCCGACAACGATACTGTTCGCCGGTCTCGCAGCCGGTGCCTATGCCGCGCAGGCCGCATTTCGGGCGATGCGAGGTGAAGTCGATAGCCTTGCAGACATCCTGGATGATCACACCGATCTGATCAGGCAGATCAAGGACGCTTACGCCGAAGCCGAGGATGGTGCTCGATCCTATGCGGCGGCATCCAGCGCGGCGCTTGAGCTTGACCGGGTCAACCAGGAACGCCGCGAACGTGATGCCTTGCGACGGGAGTATAATGACTTCCTCGACGCGCTTGGTCCTGGTCAGGTTCAGCTGCAAGCGCTCGGTACCGCGACGGAGCCATTCAAGCAGGCAGAAGCCGCGATCAAGGATTTGATCCGTTCAGCCGAGGAGGGTGACGCGGAGTTCTCCATTCTGCGTGAGCGATTGGCGGAAATCGCATTGTCGCCGGATCTCAGCAACCAACAGCGCAGCTCCCTGTCATTCGTAACAGAGCTGACCAAAGCAGGTGAGAGTGCGGAAATTGCGCTCAAGGAGACGGCGTCCGGACTGGATGCGATCGGAAAGAGCTTCGACGATGTCATTCAGAAGACCAAAGAGTATCAGAGGGCGCTTGAGAAGCTCCAAACCGGAGATCGGACACGTGGCCGGCGCGACCTTGCGCGCGACGATTATCTCGACGCGATCGGGGCAGCTCAGGACACCCGCGAACGGATCCTGGTCGAGCGTGCCTTTCGTGAGCGTCTGAACCGGATAACGGACCAGGAGAACGCCAGCCGCATTCCGGTACCGCGTGCCCGGCCGGTTGACATCGATCGGGGATCCGAGGCGCGCGAGCTTCTGAGGACGCAAGAAGAGCAGATTGCGAAGCTGCGGCTTGAAGCGTCTCTGATCGGTCAATCAGATGCCGTGCGCCGGCGCGCACTGGCAACGCTGGAAGCTGAAGTCGAAATCCGCAATGCCGGGATCGATGCGCAATCTCGCGAAGCCGATCGGATCCGAGAGAACGCTGCCGCGATCGCGGATATGAATACCGAGCTTGAAGCCAGTCAGGAAGCATGGGAAAGCGTCAAGGCGACGGGCGAGCGCTCGATCGACACCTTGGTCGACAAGCTGTCTTCAGGTGACTTTGAAGGCGCTTTAAAGTCCATTGCATCGGACATCACAAAGCAGCTGCTCACGCTCGGCGCGGCCAACCCGCTCAAGAATGCGCTTTACGGTTCCGGCCTACCGACGATCTCGGATGTGGGTGGCATCGGCGGGTTCTTCCAGAGCCTGCTTGGCGGCGGCCCGGTGGCGACCGCAAGCATGCAGGTGCAGGCGGCCACTGTCCTGGTCAACGGCGGATTGTCCACGGCAACCGCTTTTAACAACATCCCCGGAACTGGCGGATCCGCCCTTGGTCTTGCGGCCGGCAACGACAACGCGGTCAGCGCGCTCGCGAACCAGGCCACCAGCCGTCTCACTGGCACTGCACCAACCGGATCCGTTGCCGGTCAGATCTGGAACTATTTCATCGGCAAGGGTCTGCAGCCACATCAGGTTGCCGGCATCATGGGCAACGTCTCGGCCGAGAGCGCCTTTAACCCGTTTGCGATCGGGGATGGCGGCAACGCCTTCGGTCTTTTCCAGCACAATGACCGACGCTTCAATCTGTTCGACTTCATTGGCGGCCGGAAGAACCTCGGCAACGTGCAAGGGCAGCTGGACTTTGCCTGGCACGAACTGATGACCAGCGAAAACCGGTCGTATCAGAACCTCTTGCGCAGCTCCAATGTGCGCGAGGCGACGGCTGCTTTCGGCGGCTTCGAACGCCCGCGCGGTTTCTCGTGGGGCAATCCGGAAGCCATGCACAACTGGACCGGCCGGCTTCAGGCAGCCGAAGAGGCGCTTGGAACCTTCGGCAACAACGTCACCAGCGCCACATCGGGCCTGACGCAGTTTGATAGTGGCATCGGCAAGGCCGCCAGCGCCCTGGTCAACGGCTCCGGCTCTCTTGCGGACACGGCAACCGCCTTTGTCGGCGAAACCCAGAACCTTGCCGGGTCCTTCACCAGCGGCCTGCAGAACGTGGTGAGCGGGATAGGTGAGGGTGTTGCCGGCGTTGGTGGCGGTGGCGGCGGCGGTGGCTTTGGTGGCTTCTTCTCGGCGATCCTGGGCGGGATCGGAAGTATCTTCGGTTTCCAGCGTGGTGGCGCAACCGGCAACGGCTCCGATACCGATGTCAAAGGCCTCGTCCACGCCAATGAATATGTCTTCAGCGCGCCGGCCACGCGCCGGATCGGCGTCCGGGCACTCGACGCGCTCCACAAGGGCACGCTGCAGGGCTATCAGGATGGCGGCTTTGTCACCTCCTATGCGTCACCTGTCTCGATGCCGGCAGCCAATGGCAACGCCATGAGCGCCGCGCCGGTCGAAGTGTCGGTGCACAACTATTCCAACGCGACGGTCGAAACCCGCGAGGAGCGCGATGAGCGGGGCGGGCGCAAGATCCGGTTCGTGATGTCCGAAACCGTTTCTGACGCGATCAACACGCCCGGTGGCGCGACCCAGCGAACCCTTCGCGAAAACTACAATCTCAGAAAACAGAGGGTCAGACGATGATACCGATTTGGCCCACCGAGCTGCCAAAGCCGCAGCGCAATCCCTATCAGGCTCAGGTGCAGGATCCGCGTTTGCGCCGGCGCGCCGAGAGCGGCCCACCCGGAACGCGCCGACGCTTTTCAGCTGCTGCCCGTTTCGTCTCCCTGTCGATCGATGTCAGCCGGGCTGAGAAAGCCGTCTTCGACAACTTCCTTGAGATCGAAACCGCCATGGGCTCGCTGCCGTTCCTGATGCCGGATCCGGTGACCGATGGCTGGAACCTTCTCGACCCGAATGGCGACCAGCTCCTGACGCCTGATGGCGATCCGCTTCTGATCGCGGCGCACTGGCTGTGTCAGTTCGGCGAGACCATGCCGGTCGAAACCATTCGCGGGATCCGCTTCCAGATCACGTTTCCGATCGCGGTGATGCCATGAGACGCCTGTCCCTCAATCAGCGCCTGTCACTCGAAGAAAACTCTACCGAAGAGGTTGAGGTTGCGCTCTTCCATATCGAGCACGCGGAACTCAGCGCACCGATCCGCCTTTCGACCGACAACACGGAGCGGCTCACGGACGATCCTCTCACCTATGGAACGCGATCGATCTTCAACGGGGCCAACACGCTCACTGAGCCGTTTCAGTTCGTGCTGATGTCAGCCGACCTGCCAAGCGATCTTGAAGCCGCGCCGGCCGAAGTGGGCATTGTGCTTGAGAACGTCACCAAGGGCATCGCGGACGAGCTGCAGACGGTGACCACGCAGGCGACCGCGCACATGGCGGTCGTGCTGGCGTCCTCTCCAGATGAGGTCGAGGCCGAATACCGGGATCTCAAACTGATCCGGGCCGAAGGCGATGCCTCGGAGATCACCCTTTATTTCAGCCGCCAGCCGATCGAGGAAGAAAGCTTTCCGGCTGATCGCATGACCAAACAACGTTTTCCGGGGCTGCACAGATGAGCTGGAGCAATTCATTTATTGGCATTCCGTTCAAGGAATTCGGGCGCGATCGATCGGGCTGCGACTGCTATGGCCTTGCGGTCCTGGTCTATCAGGAAGTGCTTGGCGTTACGCTCACCTCTTATGCCGGCGACTATGTCAGCTGCGAAGAGCGCAATGAGATCGACCACCTTTTCCAGTGGGGCGTCGAGATCGGTCCGTGGGTGAAGACCGACACGCCGCCGCGTCCCTTAGACATTGCCCTGTTTCGCCGTGGCAAGAGCGCTGCCCACTGCGGGATCGTCGTTTCTCCGGGCGTCATGCTGCACATCTCCGGAGACGATCAAAGCAAGATTGAACGTTATTCAAACGGGGCTTGGAAGCATCGCCTGATTGGGCATTTCCGCCACCATCTGCTGGAGGGCTGCAATGTCTGACACCCTTCCTGTCATCGCCGCGCCGCTGTTCGATCCGGGATCCGCGCGGATTGATTTCGAACTGCCGATGGGCCTGACCGTTGCCGAGATCGTCGCCACCACGTTGCCGGCCGCTCTCAATGGAGAACTCCCGCTCCGGGTGACCCTGGTCAATGAGCGTGGCGCGGTTGTCATTGAGCGGGAGAACTGGCAATTCGTTCGGCCCCGGCCGGGCGTCCGTGTCGTCATCCGCGTGCTTCCCGGCAAGAACGCGCTTCGCTCCATCCTGCAGGTTGTCGTCGCGATCGCGGCGATCGCCATCGGTCAATTTTGGGCTGTCCCGCTTGCCGGTGCCCTCGGTGTTTCAGTCGGCGTTGCACAAGGTTTGTTGACGCTTGGTGTCACGGCTCTCGGCAATCTTTTGATCAACGCCCTGGTGCCGCCCGCCTCGACGGATCCGGCCACCAGCAACAGTGACAGCGACGTCAAGCAGTCCTTCACCATTCAGGGCTGGAAAAACCGGCTTGCACCGGATGAGCCGGTTCCCGTGGTCTTCGGCAAGCATCGCTATGCGCCGCCATTTGCGGCGATCTCCTATACCGAGATCGTCGGCGACATTCAGTATATCCGCTCGCTCTTTGTGGTCAGTTATGGTCAGGTCAAGCTCTCTGAATTCATGATCGGCACCACCAATCTCGATGAGTATGACGAGGTTGAGATCGAGACGCGCGACGGCCTTGCCAGCGATGAGCCGATCACTCTCTATCCGAAACAGGTGGTCGAAGATCTTGCCGGGACGGATTTGACCAGGCCAAAGCCACGCGACGACGCCGGCAACGTCATATCGGGAGCTGCGACCGAAGAGCCGGTGGTTCGCTATTCGGCTGCGAACGGTACCGGTGCCTCGGTGATCGTGTCCTTCCCGGGTGGTCTCTTCAACTACGACAACAACGGCAACCTGCAGTCCCTGACTGTATCGATCCGGATCCGGTACCGGGCCTTGGACAGCGGAGACGACTGGACGGAAGTGACCACCTTGAATGTCAGTGCCGGCAAGCGCGAGGCATTCTACCGGCAGCACAGCTGGGAGTTTCCTGCGCGCGGCCGCTATGAGATCGAAGTGACCCGGATGACGGATGAGCGGACCAGCTCACGCGTTCAGGACCGCTCCGTGCTTGTTGCCGTCCAGACGACGCGGCCGGAATATCCGCTCAACTTCGACAAGCCGCTGGCGATCGTTGCGGTCCGGATCAAGGCGACCTATCAGCTCAATGGTTCGCTCGACAATCTCAGCGCCCTTTGCTCACGCGTCTGCCTCGATTGGGACAGCGGTACCGGAACTTGGATTGAACGGGAGACCACCAATCCGGCTTCCTTGTTCCGCTTTGCGCTTCAGTCTGACGCCAACGCCTATCCGGTCGCTGACAGCGCCATTAATCTGACGCAGCTTGCCGAGTGGCATGATTACTGCGCTTTGAAAGGCCTTGAATTCAACTTCGTCCAGGACGGCGATCTGGCGCTCTTGGAGACACTGCAGCTGATCGCAGCGGCAGGCCGCGCCACACCGCAGCATGATGGTGTTCAATGGGGCGTTGTCGTCGACAAGCCGCAGGAGCTGGTGATTGACCACATCAGTCCGCGCAACTCGGACAATTTCAATTGGCAGCGGACTTACTTCGACCCACCCGACGCGTTCCGGATCCCGTTCTTCGATGAGACCAACGACTACGAGCCTGCCGAACGCATTGTGCCTTGGCCGGGCTTTGCCGGTGAGATCGAGGTCACGGAAGAGATCGAGCTGCCGGGCAAGACCAATCCGGACGAAATCTGGATTGAAGGACGCCGGCGTCAGTATGAGCTGCTGCACCGGCCGAACCGCTACAGCGCCACGCAAGACGGCGCGGCCCGCGTTGCGACACGCGGTGACCTTGTCATGGGATCCTTCGACACGCTCGATCAGACGCAGATCGCTTCACGCGTGAAGAAAGTCACCGGTAAGATGATCGTGCTCGATGAGGACGTGACCATGGAAGCCGGCGAGAACTACGCCATCCGCTTCCGCTCCGGTTTGAGCGAAGCCGATACGATCGGCACCTCGACCGTCCGCAGCGTTGCCACCAAGGAAGAGACGACAAATGCGCTCACGCTGGACGGCAGCGGGTTGATGCCAGAGGTGGGCGACATTGTTCATTTCGGCCGATCGGTGTCGGAAAGCCTGCCCCTGATCGTCAAGGGCGTTGAAGCTGGTGATGATTTCACCAGCCACGTTGTCATGATCGACGCGTCCCCGGTGATCGACACTTTGACCGACGCGGAAGCGCCGCCGATCTGGTCGGGCGTCATTGGCAGCGAGTTGAACGATCCGCTCCTGGTCCCGGCAGCACCCGTCTTCACAACGGTCAGAACCGGCATAGCCGGCACCGGGACCGCTGACGGTCTTGACGTTCTGATTTCTCAAGGGGTCGGCAGCTCCGCGATCGTCGGATCTTTCGACGTGGAGCATCGCCTCAATGGAACCACCGACTGGACCGTTGAAAACATTCCGTCCGCTGATGGCGGCCTCTCGATCGCCGGTTACACCAGCGGCGACACCGTCAATCTTCGGGCCCGTGCGCTCACACCGAACAACACGGCCGGTCCTTACAATACGACCGCGACCGTCACGATCGGTGAAGACGATGCAGGATTGCCGTTGGCGCTTGGTGCCGGCAGCGGCGTTGCTGGTGATGTTGCCCATGCGGATATCACGATCGTTACGCAGAACGACGACAACGTCACGAAGGTGGCGATCTACCGCTTGGCGACTGGCGGCACGCTGGATAGGTCGACAGACCTCATTCTCACGCAGCCGGTTTCGAAGTCCTCGACCCTTGTCGTTGTCGATGGCGATGCCACCGGTCAGGACACCAGTCTGCTGCCTGCCGGCACTTACGACTACTACCTTGAACCTCAAAACCTGAATGACCAGGCAGGCACGATCGCCGGGCCGTTCACGGCGACTGTCACATAGGAGAAAACCTGATGGGCGTTAGGTCTGATACGATACCTGAAGTCTCTGCGATCGACGAACTGATCGGTCACACCGAAACAGGCGGTGTGAAGTCCCTTGGAGCCATTCCCTTCGCCAGCTTGTCTGCGCAGATCGACGCGCAACGCGGGCCGGACTATTCAACGCTGGTCGAACTGCAGGCGGATCTGAACTGGCCGGCTGGATCTGAGGGGCGGGTCTGGGGCGATACGACCGAGAACAATGGCGTCTACCAGAAATCTGGCAGTGCCGGCTCCGGGGCTTGGACAAAGCTCGGGCCTTTGCCTGAGACCGATCTGTCTCGCTCGCTAAGGGTGCCGGTCGGGGAGTCGATCACCGAGTTTCCTGATGCAGCCACCAGGGCAGGGACGGTGCCCATCTTTGATGCCGACGGCAATCCCACTGCCGGCCCCACAGCGGCTGATATTGCCGACGCTCAGGTCGCTGCGACCGCTGCTGTTCAAGCCGCATCTGATGCGAGTGATGCTAAAGAC